ATGATAATGTTAAATTTTTATAGAATGGCAAAGATGCGTAAATATGTTTATTTCATTTTAGGCTTTCTAACTTTTCAGCTATCACTATTAGCACACGCTGAAAGCACATTTAAAATTATAAAGCAAGAATTGATCTTCCCACTGGGGTTGATAAAAGAATCTCACGCAAGCACTATTGCAGAGATGAGTAATGGAACCATCCTTGTCTCATGGTTTGGTGGGACAAAAGAGGGTGATGATGACGTAAAGATTTGGCAATCCTCCATGACTGAATCCGGATGGTCAAAACCGCGCGTTGTTGCCTATGGCAGTGAGGATGGCAAGCCGCTTCCTACATGGAATCCAGTTTTATTCAATATACATAATAAAACATACCTTTTCTATAAAGTAGGAAAAACACCTAGCACATGGGAAGGTAAATATATTACTTCGACCAACAATGGGTTAAGTTGGAGTAAAAAACAAGCATTGCCAAACGGAATTTACGGGCCAATAAAAAACAAGCCAATTCTTTCTGGAAAGAACGTTTTGTTCCCTTCCAGTGAGGAGAATGATAAGGGATGGTTTGTTCACATAGAAACAACCAGTAACATGAAGAATTTTAATAAGATAGAAGTATCGAAACCTACAGGCACCTCAGCTATACAACCAACGCTATTAAAATTCCGTGATAATGAGATAAAAATGTATACTCGCAGCGATCAAGGAGTATTAATGGAATCTCAGTCATCAGATAGTGGTCACTCATGGACTACGCTAAGAAAAAGCACGATACCCTCAACTAATAGTGGTGTTGACGGCATCGTATTACGAGATGGTACAGGGTTAATTGTGCATAACCCAGGGAAAGACAGAAGCATCTTGTCTATTTCCAGATCTAATGATAACGGGAAAACATGGGGTAATGTGTTAACGCTGGAATCACAAGAGGGAAAAGAGTTCTCCTATCCTGCGATTATACAAAGCTCAAATGGGAAAATACATATAACTTATACTTACAACAGAGAATCAATCAAACATATAACGTTAGAAGAAAATAACAAATAAAATAGTGATATCTATGTGGGGGCAACTATGAAGACACCCCCATCTTTTAAATTACAATGGGAAAAATGGATATTTGCTTACAATTTCTAACACTCCATTATTGACTCTAACTTCATCTCCGATATTTACAGTTATGTCATCATCGACTTTATAACGCTGTGACACACCAAGTAAATCTCCTTTACCGTTCCATAAAACCAAATTCTTTACGATGTTATTTTCAATAATAGCGTATTTCATTATGCATACTCCCAGACAATAACAACCCCACTTCTACCAGATGCACCATTGTATTGTGCGCTGCTATTTTGATATGCATTTGCGCCACCACCTCCAGCACCATAGCCGGTAGCTTCTCTACCAATGCCTGCTGTACCGTGTGGGCTACCACCAGCCCCTAATATACTACTAGCACCTCCTCCCGAAATAATGACGTTGGCAGAAAATGCCATGCCTATGCTAGGGTTATTTCCAGATAAGTTTATGATATTCCCACCAGTGGCTGTAGGAATTCCAGAAACATTCTGGATAACTGGAGGAGCGGAGTTACCTGAACCACCACCATATCCGCCACCTGCGGTAATCGTTCCAAAAGAAGTGCCACCTCCATTCCCTCCATTACCATTTACTCCACCAGCACCACCAGCACCAATAATTACGGTGTATGCTGAGTCTAAATTGGCGATACGGGATTTAGCGTAGGCGCCACTTCCCCCTCCACACCCAACTGCAACACTGGTAGAATTAGTAGTACCAACCCCACCTCCCCCTCCACCAGCCCCCTGAACCTCAACAATGATGCTTTTCGTTCCTGGGGTTGGCGTATAAGTCCCGGATGTCGTTATTGTGCGAACACCAATAAGTCGTCCTGTAGAGGCCTGCTCTACCGCACTTGCTAATTGCGCAGAGAGACTAGGAATGTCGCCATCATCTTTCACATCATTACCAGTTGCGTTTGCGATAAACTCCCCCACAGCCGCCGCCATTGCCGTTCCTTGTCTCAGACCTTTGTTCACCTGAGCACTTGATGCCTTCCCCGATGTAAAGCCAGCAGATAGGACAGGTAATGATTCCCAGTCTGTCTGAGTTGTTACGTTAGCACCAGAGCCAGTTGCAAATGGTTTAAATTCATTTTTAGCCATCAGAGTAATTTCCCCCATGCTCCAACATCGAACCCGCCGATGTATACGTTATCAATATCAAACCCAAAGAATTTTGAGCCTTCGGACGGTGTTTCTACCGAAGGCGTTTCAACACCACCGGCCCATACACCAGCAGCTTTAACGGTGAGATAACCCTGTTTGATAGCGGCTATCATTTCGAGTGACACATCAGAAATATCAGTCTCGGGAAAAACCCAGACCGATATCGTCATGTCCTGGTTATCGACGATCTGCATCTTCAGTCCAGAGCCTGCGGTAGCAGCGTCAAGGATGGGAGGCAGAGAGTCGTTCCGACCATCCCAGTTGTTGATAGCGATTTTCGCTTTCAGAATGATGCGGTACGTCTCATCACTCAGCGTCGTATAGCCAGAATCAGGATCATATGGCCCTTGCCAGATGCCCTGGTCATATCCGAGCCCGGCAGTGTCCCAGCTGAAATAAACGCCGCTAATTGGCTGGCTGACTATACGACTACGCCCAATCCACAGGCCGAGGGTATCGAGTTGCACGCCAACCGCCGTATCGATATCGAAGGCTGTTACAAGCCCTGACATAGTGCTGGACACATCAATCAGCGAGCGGGTGCTCAGATCTATATGGTCAAAAAAGAGTGGCTTGGTAGCGTGGTAGTTAGTGATCAGTTCGGTGTATTTGCTCATGAGGTCACCGTGATACTGATATTCGCGGTGCTACAGGACGCCGAAGCATCATAGGCAATATCAATGTTTGATGCCGATACGCTGCCTGATGACTTACCGATCAGCAGGTCGGTAATATCGTAATAGCGGGCATTTCCGCCGCTCACCACGCCAAGGTTTGCCGGGGAATAAATACGGCTCAGCAGCACGTCGTCGCCAATTGTCAGGCCATTAATATAATCGGCAACAGCCTGTTTGATCTGCTCGCCGATTTGAGAGGTATACCCGGTAAAAACTTTCAGGGTAATGGCTACGAAAATCGGTACGTCGGTCGAGCGCGAAAAGTTAATGACGTGGGGATTACCGTAAGTATCTGGCACCGTGACAGAAGTTTTCCCGTAAGTTGCTGTTCCCTGCCCTTTATTGCCCCTGATAGTCTGGGCGATTTCTGTCACATCACCGCCGTCAACAATCGCAGAAATGGAATGAGGCGGCAGCCCGTTGCTATCTGTCGAGCCAGTGTCATTCTCGTACAGTTTGTGACGTGTCACGCCATTAACATTAGCAATAGCACCGTCGACACCTTCAAACGGGGTGATTGACGGTAGCGCGACGCTCTGGCCCTGCCGGATGCGAAGCTCCGCGTCTGTCTCGGCCGGAGAACCAACCGTAGCCGCTGCTGGGTTGGTGACTGATACCCATCCGCGAGTCGGTGTGTTAATGGTGGTGATAGTCCCGGCCATCGCCGCAACCGAACCGCTATTCGCACATGTGGCCGTCACCAGCACAGTACCGTCAACGCCGATCGCTACACTCGCGGGAAAATTCCAGATAATGCCGTTTTTATCCCGTGCGGAGCCATTCGTGATAGTCGTGCCTGCCGTACCGGTTAACAGAAGGTCAGCAGTAGAGTTTGTCGCTACTTTTCGCGTGATCCCGTTAATTTTCACATTGCTGCTAAGCGCTGCGGCCTGCGCTGTCATCGGTGAAAACGAGTTGTAAATCTCGATAGCGGTGTTGTTAGCGTCATGCACGGCAAGAGCCACCAGCGCGACCATCTGCCCGTCTTTGCTGTCTGGTTCGAGGTAGGCATCACTACCGTAAATCTGCCTGAAATAGCTGGTCAGTGTATCTAGGATTGTCTGGTAATCAGGCGCACTAATCCCCTGGGCGGTTACCGTTGCCGATAGCCCCAGCGTGTCGAGGTTCAAAGCCATTTATGCCTCGCTTGTTACAGTCGTCTGGCCGTAGATTGTGTCAATGGAGGAAGTGAAGGTGACGCGACGGCTGGTGCCGTCATAATTGGTATCGAAGGAAAGAATCGACAGAACGCCCGGTGTATCCTGTATGCGTTCGCGTATAGCCAGGATGTAGACATCTGATCGCTGCTTCCCAAGCACTGACTGAACATACGGCGTGCCTTCCGTCAGATCGAGAAACCACTGACCGCGCCACAGCTCGAAACGGGTTTTTACGGCCTGGGCGACACACTCCGGGCTGTCGATAAGGAAGGTATCGTCACCCTGCCCGAAAGTGTAATCGCCGTCAGCATCTTCGCGACGGTATCGCATTATTGCGGCCCTCCAGTAGTTCCCCCGCCTGTCTGTACTCCGCCATGTTTATGCGTGGCGACACTGATACCAGAAGCTGTTACGTCATTCGTTACCGTCACCGGCCCAAGCATCGTCGCAGTACCGCCGCTTTCGCCCATTCCCTGAGACAAGTTGCCATTAATCGTTACGTTGCCGTTCAGCGTGATAGTCGGGGATGTGATTGTCGTTCCACCTTCAGCCGTAGCTGTAAGCTGGCCCGGTGTTTTAATGGTGATGTTATGTCCTGCGGCGACTTCTACAAACGCCGCACCATCATCGGTTCGCAGCTGCGCGGCGCTGGTACTGATACCGCTGATTTTCCGTGCTTGCGACTGCGGGCCAACGATGGCGAACGCATCAGACAAGTCATGCTGGCGCGGGTCGACGGTCTCCTGAACGCCGCCGCTCTGCCACCAGAAATCTATGCATCGGTCAGCAAAGATCAGCAGACACTCGTCGCCTTCTTTTACCGGAAAGGTCAGCGTGCAACCGCCGCCGCGCGGAAAGATAACCGGCACATCCACCAGCGGTTTTAATTCGGTAGAGCCATCGCCAACAATACCGCGAAGCGCCACCTCTACTGTGCAGGTAACAGTATCAGGATCGAACGACTGAATGATGCCGGGCATCGCTACGCGCATCTGGGTAGACACCGAATCGGCTATGGCCTGCGCGGTCTGCTGCTCGCCGCCGATCTGTGATTGAGTTGGAATTGGCATAAAAACTCCATAAAAAAACCCGCTCGGCGGCGGGTTACTGATCAAATGTCAGGGTTTGAGGGCTGATTTGTCCGTGCTATTTATCTTCTTTGCAGCCCTGAATGTAGGTCTTGCTTAAAACCACGGTAACGTCGTGGTTCGTAGCGAGATACAGGCTGCCAAGAAAAAGCCGCAAGGCAATTTTTAGCTTCTCACGATAGGGGCCGGATACCTTTATGCCAAAATCAGAAACAACCATAAAATTTACTCCAGCAATAGGCAAAGAATTGCTCTCCATAATCCAGGATAACATACCTGAAAGCGACTATAAAATACGCAGACGAATCAGAACTGCTGACTCAATTAATGCGGTTGGCACGCTCGTCGACATAACTATCATCGTAGCCACGTCGTCACCAGCTTGTATAGCCATTGCATCTATCGCAAGAAAATGGATACAGACCAGATCATCCAAAAAAATAACAATGACCACAGAGAAAGGTAAAATCGAAGTAGAAAACCTGACGTCAAAAGAACTGATTGAAGTAATGGAGCAGTGCAAGAACATCAGCTTCAAAGAGGAATAACTTGGCGCGCCGGTCAACCCGGCGCTTTTTCTTTATACCTACTTCACCTTCACGCAGTCGTATGTTGCATACTGACGCGGCGCATCCATGCTGGCTTGCAACCACTGTGCGTTGAGAATGGCTTTGCCGTTGCGCTTGATGTACTCAAGCCCAACCCATCGCCCCGGTTGGTTTGTAGCCATACGCCAATCCATTTTTATATTGTCGTAGTCTTCTTTTTGTTTCAGAAATGTCAATTTCTGATACTCGGGCTTTGCTCCATTTATGCGAGGAAAGCCGTCATTAGTACCACTTGTTGAGAAAGTGAAATCACCGCACTTCATATAGACTTTTCCTGCTGCATTTGCACCAGCAACAGCTGTTAAGCAAATTAAGCCAGAAAATATTCCTGAGATTATCCTTTTCATTAGGCATCCGTTTTCTTCAAAGTCGAATCATTAATCAGGGTAGAAGCGCCACGCGCAAAACACATCAAATCCATGTACCACGCCTGACCTCTGGTGTCGCCAGTATAGTCGATAGCTTTGACGATATAAACGCCATCCGTCGCAATGCTGGCAGCCTGTGACGTCGTGCCGGTCAGCACACGGTTGCCGTTCTCTTCTGTTTCGGTGATACGCCCGGGCGACTGTGCGATTTCGCTATTGCCGAGCGCGGCGCGGTACACCGAAGCCTGATCGAGCTGGATAAGACCATTAATACGGATGTTTGGGTTTATCAGGCACCGCACGTTTACGCCGCCGCCCATCGTCTGTTGCGGCATACCGATCAGGCCAGTATCGGCATTCAACACAATGGCTTCGTGAATATATTTATCTTCAGGCACCATCTGGACCTGACCATCCACCAGTTGCCATGTTGCTTTACACTGCGCAGCAATATTATCCATCACGTTGCGGCTGGATGAGTAAATCGCGCGGCCACGAGGAAACACGGTATCAGGAAAATCGCCGGTAATGCCCTGTGTTACGCCGAACGCGTTGAAATCCTGCATCGTCGCCCGGTGCAGGTCCGCAACGGTATAACCAGCGGCAAGCGTGGTGATGGTAGTCGCGTAGAGGAACGCTTCGTGGTTACTGATGGCCTGAATCAGCACCCAGGAATCGGTGATGTTGTCCTTCCCGGTGACGGTGAAGCGAATATCACCGTCAAATATCAGGCCGTAGTTCTGACCGTTCACCTGCCCTACCTGGTCTGGTGAAATCTCCCGGGCGACACCAACCTGGCTCGCATCAACATCCGGCGCAATACCGTCATACCCGGCAATGATGCGAATTTTTGCAAACTCCTGCCCCAGTATCTTGTTCGTGGTATCGGTCGAAAGGTTGTAAATTTTCACGTTCGCCACTCGCGGCCAGCGTGTATCTGCCCACTCGATCTGGAACGTGACCTTAAAATCAGACAGGGAAACGCCCTGCCCGTTCTGGTCCAACAGTTGCAGCTCAAAATGGCGCATCCAGTTAAGAGACATTTCTACTCCTGCACGAAAATGAGGTGGCTGTATGTGCCGAGGTTGGTTTTGGTGGGCTCGTCCGGTGCGCCTACATCGCAGCCAACGAGCAGCGCCCCGTTAATACCTAGTTGAGGATATTGCTCAAGAAGATTTACACCGGTTACCAGCGGCACGCCAGAAAGAAGCGGTTCGCCACTGCTATCTTGTACATCCAGAATCCAGCCAGCAGAATCACGCCAAATGACTCTCAGCGTGTATGTTGTCTCTGCTAACTGAATGCGAAATAGCTGGTTATCCGGCGATAAAGGGATTTCAGTTACATTCATTGGATACCTATAGAGTTACCAAGACTGGTTCCTTTTAGTCCATCAAACCACCCTGTTGACTTAATTACCGATTCATTTACTGGGGTGGTGGATTTAGTCCCGGAATTCTGCACCGCAGATGTACTAACCCCGTCCTGCATATCCGACTTATCTGCGACCTGCTTTTTAAATGTCTGCGACATGATCACTTCACGCAGGGTAAGCGTGCAGTTCAGCACGTTCTCGCTGGTTTTATCGGTCGTCACCTCAATGGCACGCACCAGCATATTGGTGTACACCCTCTTCCCGGTAACCACATCGAACGGTACGCGCTCAAGCTGCATATCCAGCAGCTTTTGGTATGTCTCCTTTGGGCTAAGCCCAGCGCTAAGACCGATTGAAGATGTATCAATGAAGTCCAGCAACGAACCGCCACCAGCGAAGCCGCATTCCATTGTGACTTCGCTGGGGCGCTTATACGCATGATCGGCGATGAAGCCCGAAGCGCTATTCGTTGTTGGCTTCTCCACCGGGTGCTCAGTAATTTCGAGCGCATCAGAATGCTTTTCGGAGACGACCACGCTGGGAATTAATATGCCAATTCGCCGGGATTGCTGGCGAAAAATCGCTGATAAAATATCCATTATCTCGGTCCTGCGGGGAGTTGCTGGGTTAACTGTGAATTCACACCCTTTTGACGGTCAACAGTCAAACGGGCAGCTTCGCGAGGATCGGAAACGCCGTGGATGTTAATGTTCGTTTCCTGCTGAATCACCGGGGCGCTGGTGGGCATATTGCTCATTACTTTCGGAATGTAATTGCGCGTTTCCTGCGGCATTAGCCCCATTCCATAACGTTGAACGTTCCCGATTCCCCAGTTATATGATGCAAGTGCTTTGCTAAGGTCTCCGCCGTTGGCCTGGAGAAGTTGAGCAAGGTATTTAGCAGCAGCCTGCGCCGCCTTTGCGGGGTCGAAAACATCGTTTCCGCGCAATCCCATATCCCGTGCGGTACCGTCCATAAACTGGAAAAGCCCCTTAGCTCCGGCGCCCGAAATAGCAAACTGGTTACCCCCGGATTCGGTGATTGCCACGCTTCGCAACAGACCTTCAGGAAGTCGGTAGAGTTGTTCCAGATTAGTGAGCATTGGCTGCATCCAGCTCAGAAGTTGAGCACCCGCTTTAGAGGCTTGTGGTCGTTTCACAGACTGTCCAATCTGTTCAACTCCCCCAGACTCTCCGGCAACCCAACCCCTGAACTGATCCCACTTCTCACCGACCCATGCGCGCGCATTCCGCGCACTTTGATTTACGGCAGGAATGGCTGAATCCTGACCTTCACCCTGATTCCAGAGTTGCTTGCCAATGGTGTAGGCCTGCTTCCAGTTACCGTCCTTGATGGCGTTAATCAGGTCGCCGATCATCGACATCATCTTCCCGAACTCACCAAATTGTTTAGTAAGGTTTTCGATGTCGCCTTTCAGCGTCCAGTTTTTGAGGTTGATATTAAGCAGCCTGGCAATTTCCACACCTATGGCCTTGATGGAGTCCCGCAAATCCGTCATCGCTTTTAACGCTGACTTTATCTCCGGCTCCCACTTGCCCCAGTCAATAAGAGACTTACCGCCTTCTTTCCATGTCTGGTAATCCTCAATCAGAGCCAGAATCGCGGCGCCAAGCGTAATAACCATCCCCACCGGAGAAGTAAGGAAAGCAGTATTAAGGAGCCGCCAGGCTACCAGTAACCCACCAAACAGCATAATGAGATGCTGGGTGACCGGGTCCAGCTTTTTGAACCAGTCGATCACAGAACTGATTGCCTGTCCTGTTCGCCAGAATACCCTTGCGACAACATCACCAGCCCAGAGAACGCCCCTGATAACCTTCATCAGAACGTTTTCAATTTTGGGCCAGTTATCAAGCAACAGTTTGCGCAGCTTATCGATGCTTCCGGCCAGACCACCGGCGAGGTTAGAACCAATCTTGTCCCGTGCCTGCCCCAGCGTCATGGACAGGTTACGCATCGACGTCATGAAGATATTGGACTGCTTTGCCGCGGCGTCAGCATTAAAACCAATTTTCTTTGCAGACAACGCAAACTCAGAACTGAACTGCGACAGACCACGCCGCATTGCCATCAGGGTATTTTCATCAATGCCAAGCATTTGCGCATACTGCCGCGCGCGATAATACGGCATGTTGTTAAGCCGCTGCCCTACACCGGTGAAAATGGCTGCCGTATCACGCAATTTGCCGCTGGCGTCACGCGTCTGCACACCCAGGCGGTTAAGAAACCCCTCCGCCCCCGGGTTGTTTCGCATAAAAGCCGCAAGACTTTCCAGGGAATTTTGAGCCGCTTCGGCACTTGCTCCAGTTTGCGAGGCGGCATAGCCAAGAGCTTTAATTCCATTTACTGTCGCGCCTGTGCGCTGTGATGCCCAGTAGAGCTTGTCCAGTCCGTTTGCGATCTGGGTTGTGAACCCCACTACAGCAAGTGCCGCACCCTCTACCGCCGCCCCCATCTTAATCACGCTGGCGGTGACGCCTTTAATCGTGGCTTCAAACCTTGCTTGCCCGGCTCCATCAACGTCAAAGCCCAGAGAAACGAGGAAGCTTTTGATCGTGTCCACGTTACCGCTCATTGCTTGCTCTCCATTTCTCCACGCGCGCGTCGTTGTCGTCACGCATATCAAGATAATCATTCAGCAGGGCAATGCGGCACAGGTCCACCGCACCGCTGTCGAGGTCTTTCTGGTCAATGTTAAAGACGAGGGCCGGGCGCAGGATGTAATCCTCACCGCCCGGCAGGGTGTTGAACGTTATGCCGCTGGAGGGGTGTTCGTCTCGCCGGTAGGGAGTCCTTGCAAAAAATTTCCCAGCGAATCTGCGACCACCCGCGCCACCAGTTGGAGCATCACGAACAGGTCAATGTCATCGAACGCCATATTCCCCTGCTGGCATACCGGCACCCAGCCTTTCATGTGATGGCGCGCCACAACCTGTAGGCATGGGAACAGGATCGCATCCACGTCTTCATCGCTGAGGCCAGAAACGGCATCAGCAATCTTAGGCAGGATGCTTTCCAGCGCGCCCTCAGTATCTTTTGCGGTTAGTTTTGCCTGGACATTACGGAAGTCAGAGACCAGGCCCGCAAGCACCGGCAGGAGTTTGCGGGAGACCTTCAGTTGCTCAAACACGCTCAACTTACCAATGCGGTATTGCTGGTCATTAATGGTGATTTCCATGGATTAAAACTCCCCGAGTAACTGGTCGATTTTGCCCGCATCAAACACCCAGGATACCGTGCCGCCTTCTTTAGCATTGGCGTGATCGGGTTGTTTCTGGAATGCGCAGGAGCGTGCGGTGGTGATGTCGCCGGATGCACTGTTTCGGATAACAAATACGTTATTGCCCCACAGCGCAGAAGACTGGCTCTGTGCGTTGTAAGCCAGAGACAGTTTTTTATTGGTTGGCGAGGTTTTCAGCAGCGTCACGGTAATCGTGCCAGCCTTACCCGCGTGCAGGCTGTGCATCACTTCGCCATCAGCACCGATAGTCATGGTGTTTTTATTTTCGGCCATGGTGACCGTGATGCCCTCTTCCGAGTTGGCAGAGCCATAGCCGAGATCGATAATCCCGGTCGGCCCGGTCATGGACGCGGTGACATCAATAAAAGAATACGTGCTCATTCAGTTCCCCTTAGCGCACCACGTTAATCAACACATCGGCGAAGTGAATAGCACCCGCCAGTTTTGCCGCCACCTGAATTACCGGTGCTTTACGCGCTTCGCGATCTGCCTGCGCCTGCGTACTCAGCGGATTAGCGTAAACGTAATAGCCCTTGGTAAGCGTGTCGCCCGCCGTCACCTGTCCGATGTCGCCACCATTCCAGATGCCAGGAGCAACCAGGCCATTGTTTACCGCCTGATCCATAGACTGCTCAACGTTTGTCACCAGTCGCGTAACGCCCGCCTCAGTCTGTGGAATTTTGGTGGTGGAGGTGTAAAGCAGGTTCCAGAGATTGTTCTGGACGTAGTTTTGCAGCCAGTCGAGACCATGGCGCTCATCGAAGAAGTCGCCGTTGGACATCACGCCTTCCTGGATAATGGCGGTGTCGTTGGCGTAGCGCACAAACACGTTGCAGTTCTTGGCCTTCAGCGTGTCGGCCTGCTGCGCGGTGATTGTCTCGGCGGTAATACCCGGCTCCTGCTTGAACTTCAGCGTGATAGTGGTGTTGTTCCCCAGGAAGTTCACGGTGAACGCACGCCCGAATGCTGAGGCAGCTGCATAAGGCACCTGGCTGTACTGACAGAATGTGCGACCGTAGCCCGCCGCTTTCAGTTTGTAGGCAATATCCGTGGTACTGGTTGCATCCAGAACCGCCGATGCGGAAGTGGTTACACCATACACGCGGGAGTCACTCGCAGAGCCAATCAGCGCGGAAACATCGATATGGTCCTGATCTGTCATCGCCGTGTCGGCAATCACCAGGCCATACCAGTCAGCGGAGTAGTTCAGGGCAGCAGTGACAGACGGGAGGACCGATGATGACGCCGCCTGGCCGTTTGCTACTGTGGGGTTGTGCGCTGAATCAATGCCCAGCAGAGGAGCCAGGTCAGTACCCGTTCCGGCCGCCGTTGGAATACCGATCGCTGACGTTGCGCCGGTCGTGCCAGACGTAATGACAAACTGGCTGGAGCCGGGCACCCAGGAGACCGTAGCGCCGGTCAGTTTGGCGGTGATGGCAGTTGCCACGCCAGCCAGGCTGGAAGCGGCAGACAGGTTAATGCCGGTGATCGTCGATACAGTGCCGTTGATTGATAGTTTCAGAGCGCCAGCTGTCACAGCGGTAAAGTTAGCCAGCGTCTGCTCTGAACTTGAAAGCACTGCCCCGGTAAGCTTGCCAGCGGTGGCAGGTGTCGAGGTGCGGGCCAGTTTGCCGATATACAGATCACGCGGCTGCGGCGATTGCTGGAAATATAGGTTTGCTGCTTTGTATTCTTCGGCACTGGTGCCAAAGTCGGTGGCGACGCTTTCAATGTCCTGATAAAGGCGCATGACTTCTGGTGCCGTAATGACGGTTGAGGTGCCAAGCACCAGCAGCGCGCCAAAATTACGCCCGAGCGCCGCGCGAACGGCGAGCGTGACCTGCACGTTTACGACGCGCTGAACAGATAAGCCGTTAGGCATGGTTTAATCTCCGAAAAATTGGACTGGAGCAGAGAGGATCGATTTGATGCCGTATTCGCGGATAACTTTGCGGCGCAGGCGAACTGTAATGTCGTAGCGACGCACCCACTGGTTATTGATAAGCTCAGGAAAAGCAATCAGCTCACTGTAATCAGCAAGAGATAACCCGTTATCGTTCAGGGTGGCGTTGTTTTGCTCAACCGTGAGCCCATCACGGAACAGAGTGGCTACTGACTGGCTCGCAGGGCCGTAAAATGAGGCAAGCGTTTCGATCACCTCATGACGCCACATCTGGTTGCTGTCGTCCGTCTGCCGTACAAACGCCGGTGAGTCGTCTGCACTAATGCCGGTGATCCCGAATCCGCACCAGTTAACATCCGCAGCAGGAACAGCAGCCTGTGTTGGTGTCCAGCGAGGACGAACCATTCCAGCCGACAGGCCAGATAAAGCACGCACCCACTGACTAAGTTCACGCTCCAGCGCTTCGTCATAAGCCTGCGGCACGCTGACGGGCGTCAGGTAGCCGGGTGATGTGCTGCTGTTACTCACTCTGGCCCCCGTCAAACGGTAAAAGTTCGCAGTGTGCCTGCACGAAACCAGCACCGTACGCTGTATACGGATCAACGAAGGTCACGCGGTAGTCGCGCCCCCGGTAAGCCACAATATCGGCATCAAGTCCGGTGTTTCCACTGGTAAGCCGGTAGGTTGTGACAATCAGAATTGCGCCGCTGATCACCTGTCCCGCCTGCATGCGGCGCGCTTCAAGCGAGCGATCGACCGTAACCACACCACCGAATGGCGTCTGCTTGACGACGTTAATGGCGAAGCCATCATCATCAACAGTCTGCTCATTGCGTTTATCGACGAGAGAAGTATCGAGAAATTCCGGCGACAGAAGCACGTCAGTTACATCAAGTGTCGGCATCTTTATCCCTCACAACGTGCGTAATTGAGCGGCGATACTCGCCAGTGTCGATGAGCGGCTTATTACCGGTTCGCCCCCTGCGACGGCGATTAGCAATGGTGGAATCAGCCAGGGGGATGAATCCGGTAATGGTGATGTAGCGCTTCACGCCATTTGCGGCCACTAACCCGGCACGGTCGAGCGATGTCACCGCCCCTTCCGCGTTGCCATCCAGAGCTTTCAGCGCAGCAGCCCTGAGATGAGGAATAAATTCCGTTTCTGCTGCCTGAACGCCGGGTTTCAGGTGTGGTCTTGGTGGGATATTTTGAGCCGGAGAGCCGTTTTCATTGATAAAGCCGATGCCAGCATTGCCAAACTCACCTTCACCTTCGCGCTCGTCTTTTGCTTCAGGAATGCCCACCAGAACATCCTTGTTAGTGAGGGTATTAAGGGCATCCAGAATGCTTTGGACATTGTCGACACCTGTTCGCATTCCTGATCTCATAGCTGGATGCCTCCATATCCGAAAAGCTGTAACATCTGCCAGAACTCAGCGCCGTATCGCGAGAAGTTCCAGAAACCGGCGTCAGCGTTGAGCGTTGAACTGTTGTCGTAGCTTACGCTGACTTTGTCGACCGACTTGGATGTCACCACTCCACTCGTCGAACCACCAGCACCGCCTAGGGCACCCGCAGTCGTATCAGCCGCGTTCAGCACCATGTAATGGGCGACAAATAACTCAGCCAGATAGGGGAACATGTCCCCCATAGCAGAACCGTCGATTAGCGTGTCAGCAAGATTGAGACGGAACTGGATTACCGTGTTTGGGTATCTGGTTTCATCACTGAACTGGGGAAAGTCGCGGCGGAAATCACTTACTGTCGGCAGGTTTTTGTTTCTTGCCATTGGTGTCACCCTTCGCTTCCTGTTCCGGTGCCTCGAAGGCGGCCAGTTGCGCGGTCAGGTCGGTAATGGTTTCAGTCTTTTCAGCCAGCAACGCCTGCAACTCACCATTAGCTTTATCCCGCTCTTCCAGTTGCGCGGTCAGGCTGTCGATTTGGGCCTGAAACTCTTTCACGTCAGCGCTGGGTTTTGCTTTGCCAGTCACATCAGAATGGGCAGCGACAAACCAGTGATCCGCGATTTTATCGTCAACGGTATGTTCACCCATCTCAAAGCGCTGACTAGCACCGTCTTCAAAGCTGAATGTGAATGGGGTGTGAACACGGATAGTTTTCTTTGACATGTTTTACTCCTGAAGGCCCCTTTCGGGGCCGGGTTCGTCAGATGCCGTCAACGTATGCCATAGTTTCCGGGTACGGTGATTCAACAGCGCCCAGCTTGCCGTAATAGGTGGTGAGCTGGTAAATGCCGCGATACTGAATAGGCACACTCAGCAATGGCACCATCGGGAAGCGCACGTATTTCTTGTCGTTGGTGTAAGCCACCATACGATCGGTACCGCCCACGCCAGCACCTTTCAGCCACTTCACCGCGCGGATATTCAGCGGCACGCCATTCTGGTGATAAGCAATGGTGTTTTCACGCAGGTAGCTCAACAGGGACTGGTTACCAGCGGTCGATACGATGATGCTCGAAAGTAGCGCGAACTGCTCAGGAGGCAACAGCAGATCACGCGGCACCAGCGTATAACCCGTTGCAGCCCAGGCATCTGAAAGCACTTTGTTGATGGAGGCGCGGATTTCGTCAGGAGTTGACGTAGCCCAGGTCTTTGCGGCATTGGTCACTGAGGCACCAGCATAGTTTGTCAGGCCTTTAACACCAAGCTGAGTATCGCCACGATAAACCTGCTCATCGGTATCCATGTTCCATTTGAGCTGCATCGCATCGTACTTCTGGGTATCGATCGGGCGACCAACTTTTGCAGCCGCTGCCAGTTCGACAACGGTCCAGCCCAGCTCCATGCCCCACAGGGTCAGCGGGAAGCCGGTTTTAGCGATATCGACGTTCGGGCCAGCGATAGCGGTGGAGTCTTTGCCGATCCAGTTCTTACCGTTCGGGTTCGGTGTCCCTGCTGCAGCAAAGGTGGAGTTGGTGAACGAACTGATGTCATCGGCGATGGAAACGTCTTCGCGCAACTGAATATCGCGCGACCACGTATACCCCACCAGTGGCATATTCAGTTCCTGGTCGAGGCGCTCAAGTTCGCCAACCAGGAAAGCGCCAGTACCGTCAACGGTGGCTTGGTCAAAAGTTAACATATGTAGCGATTCCCTTAGATGTTGTATGCGATTTCAGCGTTGCCGTAGGCATCGCCTGCGCCAGTGAAAGTTGCGTTTGGCAGAACCACCGTTTCGCCCGTGATAGCAGCGCCCAGAATTGAGCCCAACGGGCTGGCATCAGTCGGGTTGGCATTACGCACGTAAACCGGCGCGCCTTTAGCCAGATTCACCGCAGTGCTGCCGATGTTTACGGTCATATAACCGCGTTTCATAACATCGCCGGTGAAGTTTTTGCCGGTGCCGACCTGGCGAACCATGTCAGGGGTTGAAGTGGTTGGATACGGACGAACGTAAAGGCCGGTAATCACCGTTGCCGCATCTGATGCAGCCAGCGGAATAAACTTGCCATCGGCGCTGTCTTTTCCTGCCAGCCCGTAAGCACTGAAAGTGTTGGCTGAATTAAGGATCACCGGCTCGGTGGTCAAATCCTGCGGGCGTGAGATAGCCCCGGCGATGCCTACAGGCATCCGGTAGAGTAATGAAGGCATTGGTTATCCCTTATTTATTCCAGTGGGCGGCGTATGCCTTGTTCAGGGCTGCCGGAGAGTTTTTGTTAGAAGCGTCGTAGAAGGTAGAGCGCCCGGTTGAGGCCGGAACGTTGTTGCGCGCTTTTGCGATTTCACTGGCCGACACAAATACCGCGTCGAGTGTGGCCTTAGGCATTTTTGCAAAGTCCGGAGACATGCCCACCAGCGGAGAAAGCAGAGCCTGACCTTCAGGTGTTTTGAATGCTGCGTCCATGGTAGCGCGCTTGAATGCCGCCAGCTTGCCACCTTCAGGCAGTTTCACACCCGGCAGGATGAGTTCAGCTCGCGCCACCACACCCTGATGATAAGCGGCATCGGTGGTGGCGCGGGTTTTCTCTTCCTTCTCGTCAGGATCATCGCTGTCAGTGGTCGCCGTTGACGCCGGGTTGAGAAGCTGCTGAACCAGAACCGCCAGCGCATCGACTTTGGCTTCAAGCTCGCTGGTTGTCTGTGCGCCACCTTCGCTTTCATCGGTTGTCAGGCCGCCAAGTTCTTTATTCGGTGGAAGTGGCTGCGCCGGGTTGATCGTGATATTGAGCGCGCGTGGCAAGTCCAGTTCCGGCTCAATCAGTTCTGCGGGGGCATTCTCAACAAGGTCTTCCATAGTGGCGGAGTCCTTGGTTTTAATTGCCCGTTTCAGCTGGGTAAGCCAGCCCTGTTTTGTTTTTGCCATTGTATTGCTATCTCCAATTGAACAGCGAATTCCTGCGCGACCATTGGGGACGCCCGCACAGTGGTTACCGATAATTGAGTGCTGCCGCGCCTGACCCGGTCCCTGCTGTTCGTAGTCGGCGTCGTAGCCCATTGATATCTGCTCAAGGCCGTCCATTACCTGCTGGATAGCCTCGGCAGTTTTGATGTGAATATCGCCCAGCATTAAGTCCGACTGGTCGCCGGTGCCGCGCCGGACGTTCTGGATATGCCCGTGTGCGTAGTCCTTCCAGTTTCCAGGATTGACCATGTCTTTCGGATGCCCAAGCGTAAAGGCCATGCCTTCGAAAGAAGCCAGCGTTTCAGGTCGAAAGACTTCGTCCGCATCGCGGATGACGACAATCTCGCCATCCTCATCACCGATTAAGCCTTCCAGCTCGCTCTCGTCGTAAACCTGCGCGCCGGTACGTGCTATCGGGACGTCTTTGCACAGCAGCGAGCCATCGGCCATCTCAAAGCGAGTGTTGCCGAGGCGAGTGGTGAAAAAATATTGCATTGTTAATCCTCGGGTACGACTGGCTCGGGATAGCAGCGACAGTTGGGAAACTGGCCTGCATGTCCGGTCATCCCATCCAGCGTCGGTGGATTCGCCCAATCGACATACCGTCCATTCATTTGCGCATGAGAGTGGCGCACATCGCTATCCTCGGAGGTGCGCCAGATGTAGCCGCGCGAGCCAATGGCAGTTGAGCGCGCCTGGGTGATTGCGGTAGATGCCCGGCCAACCTCTGTTCGGGCAATGGTGCGCGCCCGCGCTTCAGTCACCTCGCCAGTACGCATGATTTCGTCAGTCAGCGTGCTGGATCGCTTACCGAACACCACGGCCTCAATCGCCTGGTTGTGGATGTCGTAAACGCGATCGGCAGCCTGTAATGGCAGTGATTTGAACAGTTTCACCTGCTCATCGATGATGCTGCGGGTTACCTGTCCCTGACTGCCAGCCATCAGGTCACGCAGACCAGCAGAGATTTGCCAGGAGCGCTCGCGCCACATAGCATCGTCGGCAATCTCCAGCGTGCTGATGAGTCGCTTCGATACTGCTTCAGACCATGGTTCTATCAGGTCGGCGTAGCGTTCCAGCCGGTCTATGATGTCGGTAACGCTATCGTTTGAACCATCGTAAGAGCCCTCGACTATTGCCCCCACCGTACGCGCTATCTGTCGTAGCTGTGTTCCCAGTTGCCTCTCGGCGCGCCTCAGATTCGGTGGTTTCGACGTTATCGAGGTCGGCTTCCGTCGGCGCCGGGATGTCACTGGCATTATCAATGTCCTCGTCGCTGATAGTTCCGCCCAGGCCTGTTACGCGGGCCGTCTCCTGAAGATGCTGCGCACCGGCTTTCTCGGTCATCAGTCCTGCATCTACTGCTTTAACCGTCGCATCAACAACTTTATTGGCCGTTTCCGCGCGTTCACTATCTGGTGTTTGCCACAGTTCGTTAAATTCGAAGGTGAAGTCATCCGGTAACGGCTGAGCAAACAGGCTCATGTGCAGCACCTCGAACAACTTGCGGATCGGACGGCGTAGTTTTCGCTCCTGCTGGGTCGACACGTTGTCGTAGTAGTTAGCCAGGTCGGTGTCGCCGGTTGAGAACCCGGCAGGAGACTGACCAAACAGGCGAACCAGAGGGATTCCGAACGCGCCGGAAACCTGCTGCCCGAACTGCGCCAGCACATCGCTTAGCCCTGCATACGAATAGGTATGCGCCTCGAACTTATCGGCCGCGTCCATGATGGTCATGCCTTCGTTGCTCTGGTACTCGCGGATCATGTCCATATGGGCCATCAGCCCCTTAAACATCGGGCTGTCTTTACCCATAGCCAGCAGCTTTCGCAGGCCATCAATACTGTAGGTTCGCAGGTGCGCTTTATACACCAGTTGGGCCACGCCGGTTGTGGTGCTATCGAATGCCAGCAGGCGATCGAAGCAGCGCTCAATCACCGACATGCCCCAGTCGTTTTCGGTCAGTCGCTGCTGATATGGCAGCGGGATGCCATCGAAGCGGATTAGCCTGGAATGGTGAATTCGCCACGGCGGGATGCCGGTGGCAGACGTCACGACACGGTAAAACTCTGGCATGCCGAAATCCGGTCCCAGCTCGGTCACGCGACGCTCAGTGGTTGCGTTGAGCATCCAGCGATCCATCACCATGACACCTTTGAAAGCGCCTGGTGCGATGGTGTCGATGCGCAATGGTGTTGAGTAGTTCTGGCCCTCAATCAGGATGACGCCCACAGCGCCACCATAAAGCCGCGCCCACTTCAACGTGTCGTTGAGCGCCTCCCATAACGCCATCTCATCCCATGCGTTATCGAGCTGCTTCTTGCGCCCATCTTCCAGTTTGGAAGTGATGGTTACACCCTTGCGGGTCATATCATCAGGAATGGCATCAACACCTGCGCCCACCAGCCAGGAAGACCGGTAAGCCTGTTCAATCAGCAGACGGTTGCGCGATGTCCAGTTGTTGCGGTAAGTGCCCGCACCAGACTGGTTCGATTCGTTAAGCCCTAAGCGGGCAATGAAGTTTTCATAGCTGTCACGCGTCGGTACAGGCTGCGACACGTTTTGTGTTTCGGACATGTTCAGCCTCTGCCAAGTTGCGCCCATGTGCCAAGGCTGTCCGAGCTGGTTATGTAACCATCCAGACCGTAGCGTATGGCGTCTATACAGTGGTTATGTGCATCCACAATGACCGGGAGGATTTCATTGGTCTTTTTGTCGACTTTGTAGGAGTAGAGCCGGAATTCATCGGCGGTGTGCTTGCAGCGCTCGTGGATGACGATCTCTTCAAACCCTTTCAGGTATGTGATCCCGTCCTCCACGCTGCCTTTCCACTTTGCGGCCGCTTCTATATTGAACCCTTGCCGACCTATGTGGCTGATTGTCTCAGGGCGGGCGTTATCGGCTTTGATAGGCCAGCGCCGTGATTCCGGTACTGAGTCGTAAAACTGCGCCATCTCATCCAGTTCCACGCCGACACCGTATGCCTCATATTCGATATAAAGCCGGGTGCCCAGCATGAACATGCGGATCAGCGTGCTCGGGTCATTGGCGAAACCGAAGTCAGCACCAAAGAAAAGGCGATCAGCCTGCTGCCACAGGTCATCTGGAAACGCTTCAACTTTATAGCGCCGCTTAAATATGACCGCTTCGGAGATGGATTTAGGCTTGCCAAGCCAGATATGTTCGTACGCCTCGTAATCAACCCGTTTGCAGTACTCCATTTCTTTGCGGAGCGTTTCCGGCAAATATGGGTTGTCGTAGTAGTTCACTTCAACCGTGATGCAGTCATCAGGCGGGTTAACCACGAAGCGCTGATAGGTCGGGTCTTTCTCTTCGCCGGGGTTGAATGAAACCCATATCTCCGAGCCTTCTTTACGGATGGTGGGGATCAGTATGTCCCACGAATCAGTAGACACAGACTGTGCCTCTTCCACCCAGCAAATATCCACGCCCTCGGTCGACTTGATTCCCAGCGGATCGAAGCGCAGCCCCTTAAAAAGAAACTCACTGCCAGAAGCACTGGTAATCGTCTCGTTAGTGATGCGGAACCACGGGTTAAGCCCGAGCATTTCAATCTGGTCTTTCAGTAGCTTATGCACTGAATCCTTAATCGAATTTTGCACCTCACGGGTACAGAGAACGCGGAGCTTTTTGGATGCGGCCATGATGACCAGTGCGCGGGCGATGCCCCATGATTTAGCGCCGCCACGGCCACCGTGGAATACCTTGTAGCGAATGGGTTTGAATAACGGTGCGAATTTTGGTGCGAACTTAAGCGCCTTTGTCTCCGTTCTCATCGCTACTGTCATTTTCACTTCCAAACGTCACATTGAAAATTGGCACAGCAAGAGCCTGACCGTTTGGACCCTCAAGGCCATGATCTACCTTGTCGCGCCATTTTTTACTTTGACGATTCTTGAGCCAGAATATGGCTGCGGTTGTATCGGGGGGATAGCGCTTAATCGTTGGGGTGATGACAATGGTGCCATCTACTGCACGAATGTCATCCTCAGGATGCTCATATCCGGTGGCGCGGTGAAATAATTTTGCTGCCACTTCGCCATCCGCAACGCCCTTACCCTTTTTTATGGACTCGCAAAACTCTTCATGGGCAATCTTCCATCTATTGATGGTTGCCTCATCCACCTCGAAGAAGTCCGCTAATTCTGCGTCAGTGTAACCAAGCAAACACAGCTTGCGGGCCTGCTCGGCGTACGCCTTCTGGTACTTGGTTGGACGCCCCATAATTAATCCTTAACGAATGTCACTTTTGTTTTTACCAGCCGGCGAATAAGCCGTGCCGCTTCGCGCTCAATTTCCTCAATGACCTCGGGAGTGGCACGTCGATGGGCAAACTTGCGCTCAACATCATCCAGCACTGCATCGACATCTTTGTTTTCCGGGGGAGTGATTTCTACCTTAAGGCGAGCCATTTAGAATTATCCACTGGTTTTGTTTGATATATGCCCGGTAAAATCGAGACATGCGCACAGATAAACTTATATAAACCTCTGTTAAGGCCACCTCAAAGATGACCTTTGCAGAATTTTATAAATTCAGTTCAGGCACTGCGTGTTGATGTAGTCCTGCAGATACTTCAGAGCTTTTTGATCTCGGATGATTCCGGCGCGGATACTGAGAACGTTTCGTCCAGCAACGTCAGAGAGTTCGACGGTTCCTGCATCGCCCACGCTGCCGGTGGAGGTGGTGTAGTCCTGAGCGGGACATTTGCCTTTAACGCGCACCCGACCACCATTATCGAGACGCTTACGCAGAGCATCATTTTCAGCATTCGCATCGGCAAGCTCCTTCGTGTATTTAGCGTCGAGTGCAGCGTTGTCTCGCTGGCGCACAGTCATATCGACTATGGTGGCGTTCGCGAGATTCAACCTTTCAGTGGCCTTATCGCGCTGCTCTTTGTAGGTGACGGCATTATCACGATAGTGATTAACCGCCCAGCCAAGCCCGATAATCAGGAATACGATGACAGCGCCAAAAATTGCGGTTACACGGTTCATCAGAACACCCCCGGCGCAGATGGTGGCGTTCCGGGATTCAGCGGACCAAAACCACTGTCAGATTTCTGATGCTTCTCGCCCCACAGGCAGACTTCGCGCTCAATCTCCCGGCGGTTCATCAGGCCTTTCCACTTCTTACCGCCAGCGTAAACCCAGCGGCGTAACTCATCACATGCGCCGGTGTAGTCACGGGCATTAAGCTTTTTCAGCAGGGTTGAGTTGATGGCGGCGCTGGCACCAACGTTGTAGGCGAAAGAGTAGATAGCGGCGCGCTGGGTTTCAGTGGCTGGCACTTTGATATGCGGGTCAACCTGCCGGGCGATGCGGGCCATGTCGGAACGGGTTAGTGCGTCACACTCCCGGTCGGTGTAGCGCTTGCCGGGAATAATGTCTTTCCCTGTATGCCCGTCGCAGACGGTGGGAACGCCAACCACATCGTAGTATGGAACATGCTCGCGCCCTTCCAGCCCGTCTTTCCCGGACACCATAGCTGTCGCAATAACAATTGCCCCGCCACCTCCGGCGATAGCTCCAATGATCCGGTTTCGAAGTGTGGAAGACATAGCCATGTTATTTATCCTGCGGCTGCATTACCGCGTCGATGTCCTGAACGATTTTTGCCGCTTCAGGAATGCTGTTAACGTCACCCCGCGCATAAGCCGCCTTGAGTATTTCCGTTCGCTTCCGGTTTTCTTCAATTTCGGCTTTATTTTTCCTGTCATTTGACCGGTAGGTCAGCCATGCAAACAACGCAGAGACCACCGCGCCAAATGCAAACAGCACATCCTGCAATGTCAGCATGGTCAGAAATCCTGTTATTGAAGACCAGAAATACGACCAAAAGCCGTTGTTTGTATTCATGCGATGCATTCCACACCTCCAGTTGTCAGGGGGTGCTGTGAGTAGTCGAAGGATCAGGCCACGGACACTCAGATAAAGGTTCGATGGGGGTTGATTGTCCGGGCCTGAAAATAAAAACCCCGGCATTAGCCAGGGCAAGAGGATGTTCTTTTTCGAGTTGCTTTGATGAGCCGAATGCGGGAGTGATTCGGCTCATTTTTTGATGCGAATAAGGCAATAAAAAAGCCACCGTAGCAACTTAAGAGTCACTAACGGCAGCTTATGTTTTTATGATTGCTCAATTGATCACAGATGTCAACACAATCTATGCGACATGTCTGATTTTCTCTACACGTTTGCGACTGTTAAATGCATTAACCATCGGTTGGTAAAGCATGAACAGTGACGCATTGAGAATTTCTTCCACCTCTCTGCGACATGTGACCAGTGATGGTTTGCGCACCCTCTCACCTCCCCGTCCTGACATTTTGCGGGGACTTGCGGTCTTGTGGTAGTAGGATGATATGGCGTACTTGGATGAGCCGTGAGAGTAGTAACTAAGCAGAATGCCGAAGGCCTTTGTGTCGATGCGCATAACGGAATCCACGACCTGAGAAATCAACATTCCGTCATCGTCATTGCACATTGGCCGCGTCATTACCCTGGACGGCTCAACCTTCTCCATGAACTGAGCTATAACGCTGCTCATGCGCTTTTCAAGTCTGCCTGAGTAAACCCATGCCCCCCATAATTCAAGCCAGCCGTTGAGCCAGTCATGCTGTTCTTTATTTAGGTTTAGCTCTCTCGTCCTCACGCTGCATCCTCCGGGCCGTTCGTTTTGTTAATCCCCAGCCTGTTGATTAGTTCCCGCCTCGCCTCTTCCAGTCTTAGTCTTGCGTCCTCGTTAAACTGCAAAGCTGCTTCGATGGTCTTCAACATCTCCCGGTCTTTGTGGCGCTGCTGTGCTGAGTTGAGATTGATTACATCAGGCATGATTTATCCCCCTGCACCTGGACGATTGTCAGGTTCCCGCAGAACACGGCACCGGTATCGATATAGAGTTGATTGGCGTATTTATAGGGCTTGCGGGCTGGCGTGTGACCGAAAATGAACAGGTCGGCACCGGATATTTCACGCGTAATCCCATCCATAGAATTGCTGATTCTTTCCCTGTTCCAGATAACCATCTCAGTGTCTATTTGTTTTCCGAACTGGTATTCATCAGACGGATAATCAGCGTGACAAACCACAACTGTTTTACCGTTGGTGGATAGATCGATAATCAGCGGCAATTCTGTGGCTTTATGGACCAGCGCTTTCGCCAGCACTTCTTTGTCATAGTCGAGATTGAAAAACCATCCGCCACCATTGCAGAGCCAGTGATTTACGTTCCCGTATTCACTCAGTCCATCAATCATCATCTGTTCATGGTTTCCACGTACCGCCCTGAACCACGGCTGAGTAATCAGGTCGAGGCATTCAACATTTTCCGCCCCACGGTCTACCAGGTCGCCCACTGAGATAATCAGGTCTTGCGCCGGATCGAACTGCAAAGAGTCGAGTTTGCCCATCAGATTTGAGTAGCAGCCATGCAGATCGCCAATCACCCATATATTCCGGTATTTACTTCCGTCTACCCGCTCATAGATATTCATGCCGCCTCCCGGATTAATTGGTCATCGGTCAGGTACAGGCCGCCAAAGCTGTAGCGGATGCCTTCACGGATGTTCTCCAGCGTCGCATATGGGAAATGGCCGAGATAAAACTCAGCAGCCCGGTCAGCCTGATTTAGAAGTTCCGAGTAGTGATTAACCCGCATGACGAAAAGCACATCCTGAAAGATTGCTGCTGTTTCGCACGGGTAATGGATTTTCTTGACGTATCCTCTGGTCATGCGGCCTCCCCTAAACGGATTGTTATTCCCTCCTGATACCAGTCGGGAAGCGTGAACTCGATGCGCCCCATAACACCCTGTCGCCTTAGCTCCTCAATGCGCTTCAGTTCGCTTTTCATGTGCTGGTAAAGCTCATCCATCTGCCACGGCTTTAAACGCACAGGAACGCATGCCAGATGCGCTACGCGGTCGATTGTCATTTCGCCGTAGGTTAGCTGGGCGTGAGAGGTAAATTCGTACGGGTCTTCTTCGAGCTTTCTGTGGCAACCGATGCAGTGAGCAAAGGCGTTATAGGGGTGGTATCGGGTTGCTTTGTGTCGTCGGGATTTGAAGTGGGAGCAGTGTAGTCGTTGTCGTTCTGATGGGTCTGTGGAGTCAAATATTTTACCGCAGTAGTCGCATTGCCATCCCGTTCGCTCTCTGACGAGCCGGGAGAATATGTCATCAAACTTGTCCCGTTTTAGTGCCATGACCCCTCCAGTACTTATTCATAATATGATTAGGTACTCGCAGACTGATGCGATTGCGATGACCCCAGTTGTAAACGTTCTTTTCCTTGCGACCTATCTGTTCAGCCATTACGCCAGCCGGTACTTTGCCAGCCACGCGCCTGATGTATGCCTTCTCTTCGTCGGTGAAGTGTTTGTGGTATTTGCTAACCATCTTCCTCATCCTCATCAAACATAGTGGTGTTGGGGTCCGGATAAAGGTTTATGGCGCACTGGTCGCAAACATAGGTTTCAACTATCGCGAGTTTCGTTCCGCAATGCAGGCAGTATCCGGCGCGACAATTACTTTCGGCTTGGTATTGTCGGATGGTTTCAGGAGAAAGCATTTTTGGCCTCCAGTTCCAGAATTAATCTCTCCAGATACCAGCGGGCTTTTTTCACATCTTCCAGCCCATTCTTTTTCTCGTAGCGCCAAAGATATTTGATCACGTTAGCGACACACACAGACTGAATACCATGCTTGTTAATGGTGGCGGCAGATATGGCGTCTATGCACTCAATGCCAGCCTGTGTGTAATGATCGGGATGATTTACATTGTCAGTCATGTCTTTTCCTCGCACGCATACGGTCCCATTTCACCTGGGTGAGATGAGCGGTATACGGGAATGATTTAATGTCGGATGGGTTTGGTTCTGGCTTGCGTTTAGTGCGGGTTGTGACGCGGAAAATCATATTGTCTATCGCGATTTGGGTAACGCTTCGTCGTCGTGTCATGCGACCACCTTAAGCGTTGCTGGCCTCATTCTTCTTCTGCCGTATTCCATCAGCGTATCGCGATCAACAGTTGTCATTCGGCAATCGCCAGCGCGTGGGTATGGATGCCAGATAACCAGCATTTGGCCTTTGTTATTCCCTGACACCGGTTTGCCAGTTGATGCGCTCAGGAATGCCAACCGACCGCCAGTAATAAACCTTACCTCGTGCGCCGTCTTAATCGCCTCGAGAAACCAGCCAACCGAACAGTCGGCGTTGAGTAGCATCACTACACCGGTCCAGTTATCTGCATTCTCCTGAGCAGCTTTTTTCACGAATGGCATCGGCTTACTGTACGGGGGGTTAAGCCAGGCATATCCGGGAATATCCGGCATCACTTCATTCCACGGCGTTTTGAGCGTGTCCTGATATTCGGTGATGAAGTGGTTGCACAGACTGTTATCAGCGCTTGCAGCGGCATCCAGCACAAAGCAGAACTCAGCATTCAGTGCGTGAAATATTTCAGGTGGGGTGCGCCAGCGGTCTTTATCCTCAGGCGGGGTATTTGATTTGTCGGTCATTGTAACCTCAGAAAAATTCGTATAGCTGATTCAGCACGATCTGGTCGGTGGTGCGGCCAAAGACATGCTTTATCGCTGCGTTAATCATGGCGTTGTAACAGCGCTCGAATTCATCGGCTTCCATGCTGGCGTAAGACAGACTCTTTGCTTCCGTCCTCACTTCACCGTTCAGCCTTACCGTCTGCTCGTAGAATCCGGCCAGTATCGTCAGGTCTTTGCGGAACCTGTCGAATTGCGTGGCTTCGTCCATATGCTCTAACCCGGCACGATTAGCGCACCAGTGCTGGAAGCAGAAGTTGAAGAAGGCGAACATCTTGCGGTGAAAAGCGGGCTGTCTGGTTAACTTGAATTCGGCTGTGTACATCTCGCCGTTTTTGAACTTGGTCAGGCGGGGTAAATCATGCTCAAACGCCGGGGCGAATACTCCCCCTGCCGTCTTTATCATCTCGATTTGCATCGCTCAACTCCTGATACGGTGCAGGGCATGGCATATACGCAATTACATCAGGCATATCGAAGTGAAATGCATTGCCGATAATTTTGATGTTCATGTTGATTTTTGCCGTTGACACCTTCCCGCCCTTGAGAGTAACCAGCCATTCCCCTGGCGGGATATCATTTGCGCTTCTAACTGGAATCCAGATCATCACCTGTCCCCTTTTACTGTAAGACCAGCGGCGCGGATGGCTATATCAACGTTATAAGCTGGCCATGCATGGATATAGTCACCGTTATGCTTCACATAAATCGGCTTCCCGAGGTTTACCGCAATGGCCAGCCTGCTTGCCTGCCATGCCCACCATGCCACCTGCATATCCCACGCCATATAATCGCCATCGCTATTTTTGCAGATACGCTGGTCGATAAGGTCGCCAAACTTTTTGTTAATCTCCTGCTCAAACTGTTTCCGTGACTCTTCCATGCCCACCTCCGATTTTTCTGCCATTAAGAATACGGTCGTGGAATACGATGCCTTCCGCTTTTCTGCGAAGCGCCATCCTGAGTGCAAATCCACGTTTTTTTGTAAAGCAGGCATCGCCGGCCAGCTTAAGCCAACTGCTGGATGCTTTATGCATCTCGTTGAGAGCGTACAGGGCTATTTTTACGCGACCTTCCATCACTCTTCCACCTCCATCAGCTCATCGGGAATGTCTACCTCATCGCCAAGCTTTGCAGCTACTACAGCGCGGCAGATGGCAATAAGCACCGTCTCTCCACATGACCCATCCAATGCTCTGCCTGGCACGTATGCGTAGCAAAGACCATTAGATACGCCAGGCTCAATGCCTACATCGAATGTATCTCGCAATGGCCCGCACTGGCTCCAGTCGGTAGATGGACTAAATGCCTTCAGTCCTGATCCGTTGTAGTAACTACACCCGTATCCACCTCGGACGCGTAAATCTCCACCTGTCATTTCAAGAGCTAATGCCACTGCAACATCAAGTTGCACACCGCTAAGCTCTGATGTTTTTACTTTCACGATTTGCCCCCTTATAGACCGAAAACTGACATCCACCACTTCGATAAGGCGATAACCGGCGGCAGGAAAATCATCACAGCAAGGAAAAGAGCAAATCCCATAACTATTCCGCCTAAAGCTCCGCTTTCCGGACGCCAAAATTTTAATGATTGCTTCATATCTCTATCCTCAAATAAAAAGGCCACTGTGTAAGTGGCCCTGTCAGAATCCGCCTTTGCGGTTTCGTGGTTTTTCTTCCAGCTCGCGTCGCTTGTTTTCCGCAGCTACCTGGTCGGTGTCGTAGATTGATCCATTGCGCTGTTCGCAATAGACCACACCAGAATTGCCATGGCGATTAAGGCGAAGCAAAAGCTCTGTATCACTTTGGTTGGCGTTTTCGTCATAAGCCCCTTCCCTGTAAATCCCAAGCCAGTAGTCGCAGTCCTGTTCAATCTGTCCGGTATCACGCGAGTCACTTGGCAGTGGGCGTTTGTTTGTCCGTTTCTCCAGATCACGGTTCAGTTGCGTGAGTAACACAACAACGCAATCCAGTTCCTTGGCGAGGTTCTTTAAACCTTTCGTGATCATTCCGTAGGCAAGGTCGTTACGGTCGGCTTTTTCAGCCGTCATAAGCGTCAGGTAATCAACCAGCACCATGCCAACCTTCCCTTTTTCGCGCTTAATTCTGCGGGACTCAGAGACGATGTGAGACAGAGAGGCGCCGGGGGTATCGTCAATGAACAGGTTTCCACTTTCTGCCATTTGCATAGCCCTGGCGTTTGCGTGTGAAAACTCAGATTGATTATCAGCGCCGCGGTAGAAAATATCGGTGTTACAGCCAGATAATTGCCCAACCATACGTTCGAGGATCTGCTTATCAGGCATTTCAAGACTGAAAAGAACAGCCGGTAGGTCTTCACTGATGGCACAGTTGATAGCCAGCTGACTGTACAGCGTCGTTTTACCCATTTTGGGACGGGCACCGATTACCAGTAGCGAGCCACGCACCAGTCCTTTTGGCTGTAGCATTTCATCCAGTGAGGCAATCCCTGTTGATAAACCCCTTGCACGTTGCCGTGGATCGAATCTCCCTTCCAGTTCTGTTACCCAATCCTCCATCACTTCCATGAACGGTCGGGCACCGCGGCGGATTCCTGTTCTGCCATGCTCAGCCATATGCGTAAAAATCGCCTGGATGGCTTCATATTTCTGTGCGGCCGTCATTCCATTGCGGGCATAAAACAGCTCTGTTGCCTCGGTCATCCGCTGAATTCCGTAGCGCTCCAGGGCTGCTTCGCGTACCGAAATGGCATAGGCGACTGAGTTAGCTGCGCTGGGCATCACCTTGGTTAGCTCAGAAAGATATGCAAAGCCGCCAACCTGAGACGCCAGGCCTTTGCTTTCCAGTGCGTCGTAAAGCGTCAGCCCATCCACAGGCTTGTTCTCCCGGTACATCTGCCGCATTTCTTCGAAAATTACCTGGTGGGCGCGGCTGTAGAATGACTCCGGCTTCAGGATGGAAAGAACTTTCTGGACCCGCTCGCTGCTGTCGTCGTCAATCAGGAGACTGCCAAGAACGCTTTGCTCTGCTTCAAGGTTGTGCGGTGGGGAAAAAATACTATCGGTCATCTTTGTCTCCTTCCCGGACTTCGATGTAGAGCTTGGCATTCAGGAAACTGTCGAATTTCATGCGTCGCCATGTCTTACCAGTTTTCTGGTCCGGGCGGTCTTCCAGCATCCAACGGCAGTTTTCGCTGATGTATTTCAGGTATCCACGAAACCCCTCCATGTCCAGAGGCTTTCCGTCCAGTTCGCGGGCAATCTTGTTCGCCTTTCCCCAGAAGTTGCGGATCATGTTTTTTCGGTCGTCAGTGAGAGCCCTCCAACCCCTTGCCTCTGGAAGTTCGTCTTTCAGGCATTGCCAGACTTCTTCACAGGATATTTTTGCCCGGGCTGGTTTCTGCTTTTCAGCCTCTGGATTTCCGTCGCGAGTTGCACACTCATTAGGTTTACCTAATGAGTTATTAGTTAATAAATTCTTTGTGGCACTCTGTTGGCACTCTGTTGGCACAACCTCCTCTACAGCCCTTTCCTGTTGCGGGTTTGCGATGGAACTCTGTTGGCAATCTGTTGGCACAAAAAATTGCTGATATTCGTCATATTTCGTGACTGTCAGCAGGGTAAATTTTTTGTTCGCCAGCGTGGTAATCATGCCCATTTTCTCAAATTTGTTGAGCAGGTATTTAATCCTGTCCGGTTCAATCCCTGTCTCACGCGCCAGCGTGTTCCGGCCTGTAATCGTCTGCCCACGTCCAACGGGATATTCACCAAACTCTGTGGTTACGTTAGCAGCCTCATGGTTGGCTCCCATGATGAGATGTACCCAGAGGTGTACAGCTTCGCTATCCGTCCTGTAGAACGGTAATTCACGTATTTTACGGTGCAGGAATACCAACCCCTGCCCTGATGATTGAGGCTTCTCCATGGGCTTATGAGACCCTCTGAAATCGGATATTCGGAGAACGTTACTCATGACCTTTACCTCTGAATAATTGCTTAACCCTTTCCCACTCAGCCCGGAATCGACCAGGCTGCTTGAAACCGGACAGGTAGCGATCACGAATAATGTTTTTGTGTAATTTGCCCTGGTCAGGACTGAGTGGCTTGCTCATTGTCAGCTCCTACAGGCGCATTGGCATGATGATTAACTGCGCATTACCGTAGGCGCTATTAAACTCAATCAGCGATGCCTCGGTATTTCCATTGGGCTTGATTTTTATGCCGCAAAATTTCGGGTTATAAAGTTTCGCAGCCTTTTCGATATCAGCCAGGTAGCTGGCATTGAAGCCGATCTCATCAGTGGCTTTGTTTTTGTACCCACGAATGATGCGCTGAACGTCTGGAAAACGACCATCGACTACCTTGCAAATACCAGCCGAAACGGATGCACCATTCGCATCCAGGTATGTGACGATGCCTGTATCAGTGTCGATTGAGGCGGTTTCAAACTTAGTCACCTTCGGTCCGCTGATAGTGACGATGACATGATCGTCCAGTCCTTCAGTTGTGTGCTCACCGATAAATGCGCGGTGGCCGTCAGTTGAGTAGAGTTTTTTATCCGGAGCGAAACAGACGCCATTGAGGTAATAACGAACGTCGCCTTTAGCCTGAAAAATCATTGCACTCAGCAGTGCGTTTTTGCTTACTGTCAAAATCATGATATTCTCCAGTTATAGATATTGTGTTGGCGTAACACAGTGTTATCAGGCCTCAAACGTTGGCGCGTTTGGGGCTTTTTCTTTGGTCAGGATTGATGCAACCTGACGGGCGAGATGTGCCATTTCGTCATCGACAACACCCCACTCCAGAACGGCGAGAAGCATCGAAAACTTGGGTATCCAGTCCCGTTTCCACCGGCTAATCTGCGCTTTATCCACACCTACAGCTGCGGCTGTTTTCTCAGTGCCGAGTAATGCGATTTTGTTGAGTAAGGCGCTCTCAATGCGGAGCGCCTCATTGCGTTTGTTTGCGTGATCCATTTCGTAGTATTTCCATTAGTGAATAGTTAATGAGCGCACACCCATAGCGGGTGACGCATAGTTGTTTATTGATTTGGGATTCGCTTTGCAGCGACGTAGGACGTCATGTCCGTTGTGAAAAGAGCGGTGATGCTTAGGCGGCTTTTGGCGGGAAAAGATCATCCAGAGAAACTTCTACGCCGTGTTTTTTGAAAGCAGAGATAAAAGTTCGGCATAGATCGATATCCATTCCACGCCGCCCGGTTTCGTAATGGCAAATTGCACCGCGTGTGCAACCAACCATCTTTGCTAAATCAGACTGCGTTAGCCCAACGCGCTCACGGAAAGTGCGAATGTTGTTCATAGGGGCCCTCCTTGCCTCTAAGTATACATATCGTATTCAAACCTGCAAGAACAATATACGAATTGTGCCTCGATTAAAAGGATACGAATCGTATAATTTAAGGATGAAAATGAACTGGTACGATATCGCAAAGCAAAGGATTGATGCGCTTGGTTTGAACCAAGAAAAACTGGCTGAGCACATTGGTGTAACCAAGGGTGCTGTTAGTCATTGGCTGAATGGACGCCGCAATCCAACTCTGCAAGAAATCGGAGCCATTTTTAAATATCTCGGCGTAAAAGATGCCTCATTCAATTCAGATGGCACGTTTACCGTTGGCGAGAATGAGCAAGAACCTGTTTTTTCCAGACAGTATGAATACCCCCTGTTTACTTCTGTTCCGGCTGGCGCGTTCTCAGAAGTTGGATCGTTTACAGAAAATGATGCAAAGGCGTGGGTAGCCACGACTAAAAAGGCCAGCAAAGACGCGTTCTGGCTTGAAGTCAAAGGTCACTCCATGACCGCACCGCAGGGAATGCGGCCCAGCTTCCCGGAAGGAATGCTTATCCTGGTAGACCCGGCTGAAGAGGTGGACGCAGGAGATTTCTGCGTTGCAGGCGTGTTTGGCGATTCCGAGGTCACATTCAAGAAATACACCTGGGATGATGGTAAGCACTGGCTGGAGCCGCTGAACCCAAGCCCGCGCTATGAGAGCATCCCGTGTAACGAGAATTGCCGCATCATCGGCAAGGTGGTTAAGGCGCAGTGGCCTGAGGATATCTTTGAGTAGGTGAAACTGGGGAAAAGAGGCCGCAGAGATGCGGCTGGATGTTGTTTACAACACTGGCGTATGCTTTATAGTTATGTTTTAGAATTCTTACTTTATGAGCGTTTTTATGAGCGAGTTACTTAGCCTAAAACTAGTAATTAACGGCACTAGCCCCAGCGAGATACCAATGAATAAGCTGGCTGGTTACCTTGCCGATCTCGCTACGCTTTATGGAGAGGAAAAGGATGTCAGATTCAAAGCGGTCACAGATGGATGTGTTGAAATTCACACCTACACAACCAACGCTACATCACACAACGTAATTTGCGCAAACATACTAGAAAACCTTGACACGAGCAAACTAGCAAAACGAATATCAAAAGATAATTTTACAGCAGAAATCTACTCTAATAACAAGTTGTTAAGTTCAATTAGAGCGACAAGTGACGACAAGCCAATATTAGTAACAAAAAAAAATACAAAAATACAAGGCGAGTTGTATCACATCGTTGAAAAGAGCCATGACCTGGTTTCAGTAAGGCTTAGAGGGAATGGTGGAGAAATACTAATCTGTACCGCAACGAAACCAGATGCAGTTAGGTTGGCTAAGTATCTGTTTAAAAAAATCAGAGTTTATGGAGATTCACAGCACGAGAAAAAGGATGGCGCATGGAAGCTGAAAAACCTAAAAATAGAAAAATTCGTTGAACTTCAAGACACAAAATTATCTGAAGGACTTGGCCACTTGTCTAGTGATCCTGCCAATAAATGGGATGAAATAGAAGATCAGGGTGGGCTGATACTGAAATACAGGAGTTTCAGTTGAAAAAAATAATAGTAGACACCAACATCCTAATTTGTCTTATGAAAAAGAATTCAGCAAGCACTAATCTGCTTGCTGACGATGGATTCTCGAAGATAGATAATCTTGAATTGAGGTCACGAGCCCTTCTTGATCATATTGAACGCCAAGGCGGAACCATAGCGATACCAGCGCCTGTTCTTGCTGAATATTTGCTTGGAATTGAAGGCGAAAGAAACAAACACGCTCATGTAGAAACCATATCGAGCATGAACTGTTTTGAAATAATTCCTTTTGAAGAGTTAGCGGCGGTAGAGTGTTCATTACTTCCATCTATTCATGAATTTAAGCAGTTTGCAAAAGAGAAAAATTCAAACCAAACCGCTAATAAGATCCGATTCGATAGACAAATAATATCCATTGCTAAAGCAAATGGGATTACAGAGATTTGGAGTTCTGATGGCGAAGTGATCAAGAAAGGTAGGGAGATTGGAATTGATGTCAAATCAATATCTGAAATACAACCCATCCCGTTATCCGACCAGTTTCCACTAAATCTTCATGACATCCCTTCCCCTGATAAAAGTAAAATGAATTGACTTTATCCAGCAACCCGGCCACCGCGCCGGGTTTTTTATTGCCTGTTAGTCAATCGCAGCACTTCCCTTCCGCACTATATCCGCTGCATCCCTGTTAACACCTTTCCCAATCACGTTACCCGTCTCTTTTCGGTACTGCTCCAGCTTTTCAACGACCGCTTCCTGAGTTATCGGCTGATTGGCGAGAGATAGCTCCATAATCGCCCGCCCCATAGCTGCAACCATCATGTTCACGCGATCCTCGTCCAGATTCATAGCGCTTTCCCCGCTCAGATTTTGACCATCACAAGCTATCACAGGTGGATTGATAAGGCATTTACAAAAATAAATATCCATACAAATCAACAATACGTATTCAATGCATCAAAAAAGTATACATATCGTATTGCAAAAAAGTTTACGATGCGTATACTGATTTCATCAGCAGGACGCTGGCGAAAACGAAAAGGACAACACGCTCTTTCTACAACGGTGATGGATTCACCTACGTGGCTGCAAAGCCAAATAAGTACCAAAGCGTGTGCTTTGGGATGCGACGAATTGCAGTCCATCGAGACAACCAGAAGATAAGCGCCTGGCATCGCATCACCAAAGTTCACTCAGGAGGTATCTATGTCACGCAGAACAGCATTTAACGGTTCGTCGGCAGCTCGTAGACGTGAGCGCCGCGCTCACCTTCAGAGTGAAGCCGCTATCAGTTCAGAAGTGATGCATCGCCCTACCCCGGCGCGTGTTGAGTTGCAGTGCAAACGCAAGCCAACAATGCGGGCTGAGGTGGTGACCATCACTACGCAGGTTCAGCGCTATGAAGGCTCATGCTGCTTGCCAGAAGTAGCGATGTACAGCGCGGGATATCGTAATACAAAAGGCGCAGTAACTGCGAGGTAGGGCTCATGAAAATAAGAAGCATGGACATAGACTTCATGAACAAAGTATTAACCTACTGTCACAAAACTGGGCTATTTACATGGAATAAACGAGGCCCGGATTTGTTTAAAAACCCAAGCGCCGTTAATCCCTGGAATGGTCGCCATGCAGGCAAGATAGCAGGAAGCACTAATAAATATGGCTACATAACAATCGGTGTAAATGGAAGGCTTCTGCTTGCCCACAGAATGGCATGGGTAATGTTTCACCAATCTGAGATTCCTGATGGAATGGTCATAGACCATATAAACCACAATCCATCTGACAACAGGATACAGAATTTAAGGCTCGTAACATTGAGTGATAACTCAAAAAACATGAGGATATCTGAAATTAATAAGTCTGGTCATCATGGTATTTACTTCTGCAAAAGACGACAAAAGTGGGCCGCACAAATGAAGATTGACGGGGTGAACCGACATTTGGGTTACTTTTCTGACATTGATGAAGCTATTGATAAAAGAAAGTCAGCCGAAAAGCATGCTGGATTCCACGAGAATCATGGCAAGTAGCAACGTAACTGCTAGCTGATTCTTTTGGCAGCAAGCCACTTATTTGAGGTGCATATGAGCGAATCATGGAGCGTACCATTTCCAGAATCAGAGGTGGAGCATGAAGGAATGCCTGTATTCTGGCGATTTCAGTCAACCGTTGAAGAAGATGGCATAAAAGTTTTCGCATTGCAGTTCGTTGCTTTTCATCAAACCGAACATTACGCATGGCTGGCTCCTGCTCACTGGTTCAAAATTTATAACGCTGAACGCGATGCTCAATGCTGGCTTGAGGAATGGAAAAATCGCAGAAGTAGATATGCCATTAAAAAGGTCGCTAAATCAGCTGAGCGCTCATATGCCTTCCCATCTAAACAACTTGCACTTGAAAGCCTAAAGAGACGCAAAAAATATCACCTTATGCGTCTGCGTCAGGATTTGGCGGTAATTGAAACTGTTGTTCAAGAGCTGAATAAAATTGACGCCTCTCTGCCTCTACTTAGTTATGACTTTGGTCATAACGCAGAAACAGAGAATTGGCATTTCGATTAGCCGCCTGAGTGCGGCTTTTTCATATCTGCATCTGAGTAATGGTTAATCAGCCATTAGCCACATGCAAACAATCGATACTGATTTTCATGGCTAGCCGCTGCCACCCTTTTTGACGCGGCATAAATCATCGGAGGATATATGTAACAGGTAACGGTGCCGACCGAAAACAAACATCCGAGGAATAACTACTGCTCTAAACAGGAGACGCATGCAAAGACTGCTCATCCTGTCTCTGCTGATAACGGTTTGGCTTAACCGCGATTCAGCTCCGAAGCGCAGCCCTTCATGCGGAAGGTGCGGCGCTACATCTACCGGCTTAAGGCGCTCAACAGGCGCAGAGGCACATCGTTTCAGGCGATGGGTAAAAGAGACATAAATCTGATTTAAGCCCGGTCGCCCCTGCCGATTCAGGGGCATTCATACCTCAGTCGCTTCACCGAGGCGGCTTAGTTATGTAATCACACAACCAAATAGAAGGATATTATATGTCAATTAAAAAAATACTTGACAACATTTCTATTTGTGAAATTAACAACACAATTAGTTATGACCCAGAAACTGGCATTTTTACATGGAAAAAAAGCTACGGGCCGCGAAGGGCTGGAAATGTAGCCGGTCATATTTCAACGAATGGATATCGAAGAATTTATATAAACGGCAAGATTTATGCAGCGAATAGATTAGCTTGGATAATTTATTATGGTGAAGAACCAATAGGATTGGTTGATCATATCAATGGTAATAGAGAAGACGACAGAATTTCTAATTTACGGATAGCGACTTATTCACAGAATTCCATGAATAGCAAATTAAGCAGCCTTAACAGCTCTGGTTTTAAAGGGGTGTCATGGAAAAGGGAAAGTAAAAAATGGGTAGCCACTGGTAAATTAGACGGAAAAAGAATTCACCTTGGATATTACACAGACATAGAGGATGCCAAACAAGCTTACTGCAACTTTGCCAGCAAGCATCATGGCGAATTTTACAGGAGCAATTAATGAACGCATATCTTATATCTGGTAGCGGCGTCATGTCCGCTTATTACCCGCCTGAATCTGAATTACACCGCAAAGTTCGCCAGCTTATCCGCGCCGCAATGTGCCAGTTGAGGTCGTTATGCAAATAAACCACGCAGCACTTAAAGCAGCCCAGAACAAAGCCGTTATTGCCCGTTATTTGGGTGACGGCGTTATGTGGATGTCGGCCTACGAGCAAATTCGCAAAGCGGTGAATATTCCGTGGTACCGGAGAAAGAAATGAATATCCCTGTTAAAGACTGGTCAGACGATGCGTTTATTCGCCTGATGAAAGACCTTGGTGTGCCAGTGAAATTACCCGAGCCAGAAAAGGAGGAATCATGATCCCCGTAACGCCAGCAAGAACGCCGGAGCTTAGCCGGCTGAAGCGGAAATACCACGTTATCGAGGCTCTTTACTGGCGCAAGGATGGCAATAAACAAATGAAGCGCCACTGTCTGGATATGGCCCGCGTTGAGCGGATTAATAAGTGCGATTTCCTTGGCGATGAAATGCCATTCTGAGGTGAAAAATGGGTACGGCAACGTTAATTCTCGGAGAATCAGGCACGGGCAAATCTACCAGCCTCCGAAATCTAAGGCCTGATGAAGTGATTCTGGTTAAACCGGTGGGCAAACCCCTCCCCTTTAAATCCCGGGACTGGACGCCGTGGGATGCAAAAACCAAACAAGGCGTAGTGGTAAGCAGTGACCGGTGGGATGTCATTGTAAAGGTCATTCAGAACGCCGCCAACTACGGCAAGCGCATCGTAGTCATTGATGATTTTCAGTACGTCATGAGCAACGAGTTTATGCGCCGCTCTGAAGAGAAGTCCTTCGATAAGTTTACAGAGATTGGTCGTCACGCATGGGAGGTCATTAAGGCTGCACAGGATGCCCCTGACGACCTTCGCGTTTACTTTCTGGCTCATACGGAAGAAACGCAGATGGGCCGCACCAAGATGAAAACAATCGGGAAGATGCTCGACGAAAAAATCACCGTCGAAGGTATGTTCACAATTGTTCTTCGCACACTTACCCGCGATGAGCAGTTTTTCTTTACCACCAAAAACAACGGCTCTGACACAGTCAAATCACCGATGGGTATGTTTGAAACCAACGAAATCGATAATGACCTGGCGTTTGTGGATGCAACTATCTGCGATTACTGGGGGCTCTCTAATGTTCACAATCTTAAGGAAAATGCCGCATGAGTAACGTAATTTTTACTTATAACGAAGAAGCAGCCTTAACCGCTGGTCAGGGCGGTTTCATCAATGAAACTGGCGCTTACATCATCACGATTGGGGAGGCCTTACTGACCACCTCTAAGGGCGGCGCAAGAGCCATAGAGTTCTCTGGAGAGGCTGACGATGGGCGCAAGATTCAATATCTTAGCGTCTATGTTTCGAAAAAAGACGGCACCGAAAACACCTTCGGTGCAAACATGATCCACGCAATCATGGGCTGCGCAGGTGTTAAGCAGTTAACGCAGTACATGAAATCGGCAGGTGTATACATCGCGCCGGAGTTTGCTGGAAAGCGTGTTGGGCTCGTTCTGCAAAAAGTTCTCTCGAAAAAGGATGACGGCAGCGACACCTATAAATTTGATATCCGTATGCCATTCTACGCCGATACACGGCAGACTCTTCAGGAACGCCATGACGGAAAAATCGCCGAGACGGTCGATAAGTTAATCGCCACTTTGAAAGACAAAGATGAGCGCAAAAAAACAACAGGTGGTAATTCAGGATACCACTACGGCATGGACGACGATCAGAACTTTCAGGACTTTTGACCCCTCCCATAACCACGCTATACACGCACTCTAAATAAATAACCGGAGTCAAAAATGCTCACACCTCAGCAGGTATTAGCCTGCCTACGGCGGGATAGCCGCAACCATATTACAGAGTCATGGAGATGGATGGGTGACCTTACGGACGTGGCATCCGGCTCCGGTATTTACGAAATGTCTCTGAACGAAATAGACCCCTATTACGCAGGCTGGTCAACGCTACTGGAATACCAGTATCACATCATCCACCCGGTAACACTCAAGACCATCATGGACCAACTGGATAAGGAGCCATGGGGAGACGGGGCGCTTGGAGGCGTCGTTTACCGGCTTAAAGAAGGTTACTCATCATGATTGGTCAATCCTACAACCCTGATATATCCCCTAACGAATTAGTAGCCCGCCACAGAGTAAAGCCTATGCCAGACAAATCGGAGTTACTCAAACGCCACAGCTTTCCCGGCCAGGATGATAACCGCTACATCAGCCTGATGATTAAAGGAGCGCGGAAATGATTAAACGTTACATGGATACAGCCAATCGCGGCCACATCGAATGGCCGACAGGCGAATGGGTGAAGCACGAAGACGCTGCGGCACTGGAATCAAAAATCGCCGAACTCCAGTCGGCGCTGGACGTGCAGAGTGCGCGTAGTGATGCGCTGGCTGCGGAGAATGCGGCGCTGAAAAAATTCATTCGGGAAAAATGCTTTGTGGTTCCTGATGGGGCTTCTTGCTTCGCCGAGGCAGATGAGTGCGCGGAGAAAAAAATGCCTGAAACCCCAGCTACCGACGCATGGGTGAACGAACAGCGTGACGCAATTCTTGACGCGACTTTCGAGGCAGCAAAACAGGAGGTAGAGCGCAGCTTTGGCAGGACATTCCAGGATTGCGCATGGCTCGCCAGACGCAATAGCGACACGCAGATGAAAGGTGCAGTGGAAATGGCTGAGTGGGTCGAATTGTACGCAGCACAGCTTCGCGGGAGCCAGGTATGATCGAACAATTAAAGCCAGGTAACGTTTATATCGAAATCAGCCACAACCAGGATGGTGGACTATCTCTTTGTGTCTCTAACGATAGTTTTGGCACTCGCATTTCTGGTGCAAAAGTTGGCGGCTGTCGGACATTAAAGCGGTTTGAGGTAGACGCCGAGGAGCTCATCAAAGAGATTCGCGAAACTATGGAAAAAGGTGGTGCCGCATGACCATGACAGCAGAACAACTGGCGCAACTGCGCGAACGATATCAGGAGCAGAACGCGCCAAAATGCCATATCTGCGGCGCAGAAATGACAATCCAGCGGGCCGGGGGCGGCAGTTTGGTATATGGGTGTACTGGTCGGGTGGATTCGGATGGTGACGGGTACGTTTTCGCCGAAGGTCGGGATTTTGCCGACAACCACTACGCGCGGTCCCGCGTAACTGTCGCTAATAACTCCGACCCTGACGTGCTGGCGCTGCTTGATGAACTGGAGCGGAAAGATGCGTTGATTGCTGAGCAAGATAAACGCCTGGTTGATTACGCTGCCATCGCAACAAAGAGCGCCGGCCGGGTAGCTGCACTGGAGAAGAAAACGGCTTTCCTGAAAGAGCGATTGGCTCAACTGGCAAACTTCAATCCCGACTGGGACATGCTGGAAGCTGCCACAGATAGTCTGCGGGAGCACATGTCCGAATTAACGGCAGCGAATAAGCGCATAGCCGAACTGGAAGCGCGGACGGTCACTGTGAGGCTGCCTGAGAGGAAAGGCGACTCTGATGGTAGCTCAACATCTGAGTTTGATTACGGATGGAATGCGTCGGCGGCATATCGTGACGAGCAATGGAAAACGGCGCTGACTAAAGCTGGCATCAATTTAACGGTGGAGGTGTGAGGGGTATGACAACACTTCAGGAAGTAATCGACTCCGCTTACAAAACTATCGCCAGAGAAAGATTTTCTCTGAAACAAAAA